TCTATCAAACGCGACGAGAATCTTTTTGGGAAGTGGTGGACTCTGCTCTATCAGACGATCCATTTCTTGCTGCGCGTCGTGCACGATTTCGGCACCATCTGCCGTACGGTTCACGAGGGGTAAATTAAGTTCTAGACGTATTTTCCTGCTTAATTTTCCGTATAACTGAGAAGCGGATCGGTGGCTCTCCATGAGTTCATTGATCTTTAAGAACTGCATTATCGTCGCGATGATTCCCGCGATGAGATTCAAACCACCGATTATACTGGGAACCGCGGATCGAACACTCACAGGAAACTGCTCTTGCGCGAAATTTGCTGTGCCCGTAATAGTAGACAACACGATCACAGGCAAAGTAAAACGCATAGAAAGTTTTTGAAACATCAAAAACGCCTGGTAATTCATATACCTGTAGCACGCGGCGGCTTCACCCCACTCACGAAGTACCTGCTCATGTTGCCGGTGCCATCTTTTTGGTGCGTCGAGTTTCTCAATGTCCGAGGGGAACTCCGCGGGTTCCCTTTTTACCGCACCAATATTTTCTTCAGTCATATTATAGATGAAGAATATAATATTTTATATCCACCTTCTACTTTTCATCACCATGCTGGTGCTTCCTTTTGTTGGACGTAAGGAATGGTTGGAATTTTATAGTTTGTTGGTACCCTTTATTTTTTACCACTGGTCGGTTAATGACGACACGTGCGCGCTCACCCAAATTGAAATGTTCGTCACAGGAAACAAAAAGGAAGAAACATTTTTTGGTCGTATAATGGGTCCGATTTACAAAATGGAGGAGACGGATGCGAATAATTTTTTGAAAACTTTACTTTTCTTGCTCTGGATGATCACACAATATAAATTAGGTCGGATTCCGATTACCCCATCGAAATAAATATTAGTACATATTAAATGAAGGGTCAAGTCAAACAAAGAATCCTATTGTTTATTGTATTATTGTTATTGACGATCACCATAGTTCAGGTGACATCGACGACCGAAGCACCAGCGCCACGAGTCATCTTAAAACGCGTCGAGGTACCCGTGAGAGTGCCGGTGGAGCGTGAATTTAGGGACGCGCCAATTAAAAAATACAAACCGGGCTACACACAACAGGTAGGCGTTCTGGTCGGTGATGATGAAACTTTGCCGATCTACTCCAGAGAGGTGAGAGGTCGACGCGATCGCTATCACTATTACACGGTCACCCCCGGTAACCAACAATACTCGTTGCCACTTACGATCGGTGACCGGGATTGTATGGACGATATGGGATGCCAAGAGCTCTACGGTAATGAATCCGTTAATGTGTTAGGCGAGGATGGACAGTTCTCGGCAAAAATCTATAGGACCGATAATTTCTTTTGAGTGATATTTATCTAGCGCAGATTCAGCCTCTTTCTTGGTTTCGTATTGTCCAATATATTTACCTCCCTTACCGCGCGCCATCCATTTCTTCGCTCTCTTATCGAAAGTAACACAACCCGTACCTTTTTTTCTTATTATTTTACCGGGTCTGACAAAATGTTCAGGATCTTTCCAATATTTTTCGAGTATTTTTTCAGCCTCTTCTTCGGTTTCGTATACACCCAAATATTTACCTCCCTTACCGCGCGCTTGCCATTTCTTCGCACTCTCATCGAAAGAAACAGAACCTTTCGCCTCGTATTTTGCCGACCCCTCGGGTTTGACGAAGTGTTCGGTGTCTCTCGCATATTCGTTCAAAATTTCAATGGCTTCGTCTCTGGTTGTACACGGTCCGTCCGATAAACATTCATATTTACCGCGCACCTTAACTTTAGGGTAAAACCCGCGAGGTTGCTCCTCGACGGTACCCGCGTATCCATTCCTTTCACAAGCGCTACGACGCACCCCGGTGGCTATGTTATCTTTAGTGAACTGCGATACCTCGCGATCCACACCCCCACCCTCAATACAGTTGAGCCCGTTCGGTGTCAGACAGTTTAGCTTCTTGATCCAGAAAGTTTCGCGCGCGCCCAACAATTCATTGGGAACGTTCTCCTCTATTTTCTCATAGATCATTTTATCGCCATATTTTTGTATGGCATTTTTCACCAGAATACAGGTTGAATTCTTACGTTTATGTTCTGCCATCCTTTTTTTATAATTTTTGGTTTGTCCTACATAGACTTTACCTGAAGGGCTAGTAATTTTATATATCACACCCATTTAATATGATATATAAAATTGTCTTTAAGCTTTTTTATTTTTATTTATTCTTCCTTTTTACCTAACGCGATTTCTATTCAGGTCACATCCTTTTGGGTCCCCCGCGGGCAGCCATACCCGCTAACATCGATTTAATCGCTTCCTTCTTTTCTTCCTCTTTTTCTTGTTCCGTTTTTTTACCTAACGCGACCTCGAGTCTATGTTTAAGACCTGTATATTGAAGACCACAGTCGGCTACGTTAATAGATAACGAGGACATACAACACGATAGACAACAGATCATGAGTGTCACATTTAATGGAACCGGAATTCCCTGGGATTTTAACATCGCCCGACCGGCGGCTGCTGGCCTATACATAATATACATACAGCACAAACAACAGATCGTAGAGGCGAGTGATCCCGGTTTACATTTAGCTTCAACCATATTTAATTATTACAGATATTTTTATTACGATTCGGGGTTTCATCAAGAATCTCTGCGGCGTTCCTGACGTATCCTCGAAGGGCTTCGATACGATCGGAGTATTTCGCGACGTTATCGAGTTCCATTTCGATGGCTTCCATTATATCACTATGTTCCCCGATGCCAACAGGGTTCGCGAGGTAAATTTCGACGTTCGCGAGGTGTTTCGCTATCATTCCGCGCGCGTGGTTGTCAACAAAGTTAATGAGCATTCGACGGTCCATTTTATTCTTATTAATAGTGCGATTCCTTTAAGCAATCATGTATTTTTCCTACTGACAAGATTATACTACCGATACTAAAAAAGTTTTGACAAAATTCGTTAAATGTATTCATTATTTAAACATATTAAATAAATCTTTAACTTTGTGGATGATGTTGAAGAGTTTTTCGTCGTCTTCTACTTTCTTAGGATCGATGATTTCGAATTCAACTTGATATGTCATCGATTCTTCAGAATCCATATCTTCGCTTTCACCAGTTACGACTGTAAGGTCGATGGATAAATTCTTACGAATAAAAGATGTTCGCTCCTTCGTCTTCTTCTTGTCCATCTCCCCTTCGTATTGTTCGACCGGAATTTCACGCGAAACACTAAACCTCAAATCATAAGGGGTGTTTTTCAATTTTGAAAAATTCTCTTTATGAATCGTTTCCTTGTGAATGACCCTTTCAGTCTCAGCGTCCTCGTCGATAGAAATTCTAAGATTATCGTTTTCGCGATAATACACTTCCTCGTTGGTGGTTAGGATTTTCTCCCACCCTGTATATTTTTTCAAACCGTCCATCATAAATTCAAATTTCTCTTTCGAGACATCAGTATCGAAAACGCCACAGTTAAACTTACCGAGCCTCATTTCAAACTCGACGTGTTCTTCATTTTGATATTTTTCAAAGATCGGTTGGATGGTTTCAAAAACCTTTTGAACGTTCATGGTAATCTACTAACTAGTGCGTACTATCTTTAACTTTCTTATAAATGTTAAATTAATGCACGGAATCGCCAACTTAGGAAACACGTGCTATTTCAATTCTGCTCTGCAGTGTCTTTTACATTGTGACCCTGTAACTAAGTATATCTATACGAATCAGTATGAGGGGGATTGTGAATTTACCAGAATATACGCGGAGCTTGTTAAAAACTATTTCAACACTAAAGAACCGTGTGTGATAAACGTCAAACCATTACTCGACGAATTTCAAAAAATATTTAAACGATTCACGATGTTCGAGCCACACGACGCTCAGGACGCGCTCTTTTGTATTATCGATATTTTAGAGCGGTCGTATCCTGAGTTAAAAAACGGTATTTATGGTTCGCACAAACAAATAACGATCTGGCCGGGTGGCAAATCAACTGTGGAA